GCCCTTGTCAACCATAAAGTTGGCACGACTAAATTCTAGGCGATCTACAAATTTCACTCCGTTCCCTTCATGGTCGACTGCTACATAGCCCTCTGGGTTACTGGCAACCAGATCACCGGATCCATCATCCACAAAGTGCTTGGTGTTATAAACAGCATTATTATATTTGTTGATGAAGATGTTCTTAGCTTCAAAGAGCAGCCGTGAGACCACAAAAAGATTTGTAATATCTTTTTTTCTATCCTCAAAGGATTTGAGCATCTCTTCGCCTTTGGCAAAAGCGCGCATCTTACCCTTCTCTGATTTGAGGCTGTCGACCTTCTTTTCGATCCGACCGGAATACCATTTCATGAATCCATCAAATGAAGCGCTGGGATCATCAAGGAATACACCAGACTTGATCTCACTGTTAATGTATATGTTTAATAAATCGCTGGGTAAGTCGTCATAGTTAATCTGATTGTTTACCTTATCTGCCTGTTTAACCAGAGAGATAACCTGCTTTTCCTCAGCATCAGTTAAAGTAACAGTTCCAGTATCGTCTGTAAAGAAAGCATCATCAAACCAAATTCCTGGCGGACGATTAAGATTGCTTACATCCGCGCCGAAAGAAGCACCACTATCAAGACTATCATAGGTTGTATGAAAAACAATGCCAAACTTAGATTGACCAATTTCCTGTCCAAGTTTTGAATCAACCGGAACAGCATAAACAATCGTGTTTGGTTTAAACTGATAGTGTGGCTCCCCATCTAATTCAACAACTTCAAGCATTTCGTCATCAAACATAAAGTCCCCCTGAAGGATTTTTTCAATTCCTAAAGAGGGGAGATACTTCAAGGCTTTGGTGAGCTTATCTACTAAACCGGGAGCATGCCCGTGATTCTCAATAATATCTTCGGGCGTGTAGTTGATTTTGGGGACCTTGTTAAAAATGGACTTAGTACCCACGAAGAATTTGCCATTCTCCGGATTGATACCAGCGAAGATTGCTGGAGCGCCATCCCATTTGACCGAAGTCTGAACTTGTGAGGATGAATTACCTTTAAGGCTCTCTAAAAGTTCGAGCAGAAAAGCCCGAGCCATATTATAGCCCTGCGGACCTTGAGTGAGAACCAACTCCTCAAGATGTGTAAGGTGAGTATTTGCTTTGCCTTCTTCTAAAAGAGACATGGTATGCTACCGCTCCTTGGTTTCTTCTAGTATTTTAACCTGTTCTTCAAGAACATTGACTTTTTCCTGTAGTTTACGCATGCGTCGGCGTACCTCTTTAAGGTTCGCTTGAGCAGTTTCAAGACGTAACGTATCAGTTTTGGTACGAGGTGTAATAGCCTGTAATACCTCAGAGATTGACTGAAGGTAACTGGCTACACTGGGGCTCCTGCTCTCGCCCAGCAAGAACTCGCGAGTCATGCGGCGAAAATCCATAGCCTAATCCTGTGCTAGAAGCTCTAGAATCTCTGACTTGGTGAGACCTGCAACATCATGACCCAGGCTCTGTGCATGAGAAACGAGCTCCCATTTGCGCATAGAAGTCAAGTCTAATGCCGGCGCCTCTTCTACAACCTCTGGGGGGGTCTCTACCACTGGTACTTCCTCAACTACGGGAGTCGGAGCTGGTGGTGCCTTAGGCGCAGCCGCCGCCTTTGGTGCTGCTTTAGGGGCTGGAGTCTTTTTCGCTGCAGCTGCTTTCATTGTCTTTCTCGCTGCCTTAGCAGCTCTCTTCTTTTTAATCCATGGTGCTACCATTTTACTTTTTCTCCTTAATGCGCTCGATAATACGTCGAGTGATTTCTTTTGCTTCTCTTACAGAGATCTTACCTTCTTTGAACTGACTGGCGAAAGCTTGGCGCTGTCGTTTCTGGTGCGCTGCTACGTCTTTCGGATACTCGACGTCTTCGTCGTCGTACTTCTTATCACCGCTGTACAGAGCGCCAACCGGATGGGGATCCTCTTCACTTCCCCCTCCAGGCGTACCGAACCCTGCAAAGCTGGCAGGATCCTCCTCCCACCTTAGGCGCTCGTCATCGGAGACATCGAGGTCGTGCGGGGGAACAGGTGAGGTATCTCCAACTATCTTGGCCCACCTGTCAGCGTTTTCGCGGAAATGATCGCCGTGTTCGCGGCGATCTTCGTGATCTTCGTCATAGTCCATATCTCGCTTTAGTGCGTCAATGTGGGATCGAGTAGCATGTCGTTTGATGAGGTCACGGAGTTCGTGATCGTCACGACCCTCGTCCTCACCGTAGTGGTAGGTCTCTTCACCTTCCGAATCTTCCTCTAGCGCTTTTCCGTGCTTGAGAGCGTCAATAGCCTTCTCTTCTTCGTCCTCGGTACCAGTGAACGCGGCTGGGCTCTTGCCCCAGTCATCCTCTTTACGGTACGCGGCGTCTCCACAACCAGCTTCTTCAAGCTCTTCGGCTGCATCTTCACCAGCTTCTTCGCCAGCAAGTACACGGTCAGCGTGTGCTACATCAGCAGGTTCATTCTTCTCTTCTTTGAGAAGTCCCCACTTCTTCAGTAAGAGCCCATTAAGCTCATTATTCTTCCATTCTTTTAACGACATTTTTGGTTCTCCTGAATCCGAGAAGTCTATCTCGATGTTAATTTTTCCTGTCTTAATTAGATCTTCAAAGTCCCTAAAGATCAAATTTCCTTTAGTATACGCCTCACGCTCCATCTGACGAAGGTGGGGGTCACTTTGTGCATACCCCTCATAGGTCTCATTGTCTTGAGTAAAGTCCCCTCGACAGTTTTGAGCGTGGTGAACAAGCTCATGAGATAGGGACCGCATGATATCTTTAGGATGTCTCCCGTCGGTGTATAATACAACTTGCATGTTTTCGGGGTCATAATAGGCAGTTTTTCCCAACATTTTATCCGCATTTTCTTCATCACTCTGAAAAATAATGTCTACAGGTTTGTCAAAACCCAGCTTCTCTTGAGAATATGGAAAGAAGTTATCTACCCACTGTTCAAGGTGATAGACATTTCCGATTGTGTTGTTAGTACATTTATGCATTGATATTAAATAGTTGAAAAGATGAGAAACAGCACGCCCCATAAGTGGTAGACGAAAATGGCTATATAGATCAGGTTTAATCCTAACAAGACTTTAAAAATAGTATTTTTAAAGCGCTTACGAAAATAATATAGGATCCAAATCCCTACTCCACTTAAGCCGAGTTTAGCAATAACGAAAAGAAGAGGAGAATATTGTAGAAAGAAATCCATGATTGGATTTGCTTCATGCGCGAGATCGTTTAGAACCCAATATAGTGTAGCAGTAAGATCAATGAGAATTAAGACAGTCAGGACATAAACTAGATTGACTATCTTCCTCATTCACCTTCAGTCCCTTTTCTCCATTCCCTTGCACAGCGCGCAAGCGACAGAATCCGCACACAGCCATTTTGGCTGTTGCCAGAAGGGAACAAGCATATGCAAAATCATTGCAAGTCCCGAAAGGAGCAGAAGTCCCGAGAACTTCGCCGATCGTTTTGTGTGGGCTAGCCAGCCCTCGTTCTTAAAATGTGCCCAATCCCAATTCATCACTATCTCCCTTTTGGATTATCTTTTTCGTATGTAAGTGATTCGAAAGCAGACTTAATATAGTCAGCAGCCTTGGTGATCTTATCCTGTACCCATGGCTCAAGATTTTCGTCATCAGCCAACATATCGTGCAACTGATCAGACTGTCGGGCGAGGTGATAAAGCGATTTCTTCGCCATGTTTCCCTCATAACCATCAGGGTCCTTATCATGTGAATGATTGTCCCTAGCGCCCATCTTTGTTCCCGTAGTGGACGATATGGGCATCTCTAATAAGACAGATGCACTTCTTACCACTTCTTCAGTGATAAGGCTTGTCAGTTCTTTCTTGGTGATTTTCATAACAGACTATTCCTCTTCTTCTTCGATCATGCCGGAAGCCACACCGTTAGCACCATACTCATAAGCACCCTGGTAGGGGACAGATCCGGCATATTTCTGCATTTTAGCAGGAGGAGCAACAACGCGCTGCCATGGCATTGGGTGGGCGCCTGATTCCTCTAAACTGTTCAGAGTCTTCCTCAAGCATGCTGATGCCTTGAATGCCTGCTCATAAGCGTTATCGTAAAGAGGATTATCTAAGGCAACAATAAGTTTCTCTGTGGCAGATCGAGCTTTTAGAGCTAACTCATAGAGATCGTTGGCTTCCGGATCTCCCATGTCTTGTTCGCGATCCGGTCGTTCTCCTGCTGGCATTCGGTGTGGAATGCCTTCTGGAGCAGAGGGCTCATTAATGCCACCGCCCGTAAACATTGCCTCCTTCACAAGAGACTTGAGTTGGTTATAATCAATACTCATTTATTTATCCTTGCAGCCGGTGTTGAGGGCAAACTGAGCACGGTCTTTCTGTAACTCCGAAGCATTAGGATCATTTTTAATCTTTTTTGCATAGTCACATGTGCTCATGCCTGCCTTCTTAGCAGCTGCACTGAACTTCCCGCGGTCTGGATCGTCAGCGGGCACAGCCTTTTGAATCCAATTATCGTCTTT